GAGAAGACATACAAAGTAAAAAAGAAATAGCAAAACAGAATGCTAACAAACCAAGATAGAAGAGCAATACTAGAACAAGTAAAAGCTTCTGACTCTGGAGATATAATTGCAGCACTTAGAGGTCAGCTTTCTACTGAACCTATGCAAAATCCTGCACCTACGCAGGAACCTATTAACATTCCACAATCACCTCAACCTGTAGATGTAGACTTAGAAACTACATCAGCTTTACCATCTAATTTAGTAGATAGCACTGCATCTTTACCTACTCAACTAGCTAAAGAAGGAGGAGTAAAAAAATCTCATGGAGGATTACATACAGCAGAACCTTCTTCTACATATGTATCTCAAAATTTTAATATCCCAACAATAGAAACACCTTTAACTAAGTTGGAACAAATTCAACAAATGGTGGCAAATAGTAATACTTCAGGAGGCACTATTAGTAATTACTATGATAAATTTACAGGTAATAATCCTAATAAACAATGGATCTCAGGAGCATCTAATCAAATGTATGCTAGTGGTGAGGCTAAAGAAAAGTCTCAAGATTATGGTGAAACTATTTTAGGTTTTGCTGCACCTGTTCCTTTCTTAAATAGTATGAAAGTATCAGCATCAGGAGCAAAAATACCAGGACTTATAGATGATGTTTTATTAGGACCTGTTGCAAAAGGATATGGTAAATTAAAAAATTTATTTAAAAAAAATCCACTTTCTACAGATTTATCAAAGGCAAAATTTCCTAAGTACGACGATAGGTCTTTAATAAATAATACTTCTTTTGAAGAAATGGCAGCTGGGCCTTTTAATCCTAATAAATTAAGTAAAGGTGATAAAATAAAAGTTTCTAAAGCAAAACTAAACCAGATAAAATATTTACAAAGTGATGAGTATGCATCTAAAAGAATGGCTAATACAGGAGAAAGTTTGCCAACAGTTAAAGCAGATGTTGATACCTATATAAAAGAGGTAAATGAAGCTCCTATAAATCTGGAGTTTTTTGATAATGAAATATCAAAGATGCGAATGAAAGGCGCTTTTGGACAATACTATGGAGCCCCATCTGGAGAGGTTGGAAGAATGTATGTAAAAAGAGGTTACGGAACAAATCTAAGTGACGAAACAATGGATGTACTAAAACATGAGATTGGACATGCTGGAAGTCCTGCAGGAAAAATGAAAGTTGCTAATCCAGATGCTCCAATACCTAATCAGTATGATAAATTTGTTTCTAAAGAAGCTTATAAAAACTATCCTACTCTTAAAATAAAAAAAGAAATAACTGGTAACTATATGAGAAATCCTGCAGAACAACAAGTAAGACTTGTAAGAACTGGAGAGTGGTTAAAACAAAATGCAAAGTGGGATGGAAACCCAAATAATTTAACAGATGGTATGATACGTAGACTTATTAAATCTGTATCAAAATCAGAAGTTCCTCATGATGTAGAAATGCTTATTAGACTGGCAGACGCTACTCCAAAACAAATGAAAGATGTTATAGGAAAAGCATGGGCTGCAGTGCCAGTTGCTGTAGGTGCAGGAGCAGCATCAGAAAAAAAATTAGGAGGTTTTCAAGATTTTCCAAATATGATAGACAATGAAGAAGGAGCTCCTTGGGAAGTTAAAAAAGGTTTAAGAAGAGTAGAGAGTAGTGATGGAGTTAACATGATGAATTCATCAAGTTCTGCTACAGGATTGTATGGTCAATTATATAATGAAATAAAAGATATTCCTTTATTAAAAAATATAAGTAGAAAAGAGTTTGCAGCAGATACAACTTTACAAAATACAATTCTTGATATGAGGTGGAGAGGAGAATTACAAGGCATTCCAGGATTAAAAGATAATGCAGAATATTTATCAAAGAAATATTCAGATGTAAATAAAGATCTTACTTTTAATGAGATTGCAGCTATGAGTAATCTAACAGGTAGGCAAGGAGCTATAGATTATTTTAGATCTCTTAGACATGGTACAGAATTTAAATTACCAGGAAAAAATAAAACACCAAGCCAATATATAGAATCTTATCGTGAAGCTTTTAAAACAGGAGGTAAAAAGAAAGGAGCAGACGGTAAAGCTTGTTGGGATGGTTATAGATATGCAGGAACAGAGAATGGAAAAGACAAATGTGTACCTTTTGAATATGGAGGATTTAAAAAGAAATGTAAGTATGGATGCTGGTAAGTGTTATATAATAAAGAGAAAAGTAAAAATATAGAAAAGTAAAAACCAATTAAATTAAATACTAAATTTGTAAATTAAAACAATATATATATGGACCCAAATGAAAAAATACAATTAGACGATATTACCTTTGACGATGTCATTGCAGGTGATGGAGTTGACACAGTTGCTGAGATAGAACCAATCGAAGGCGTAACTGAAGAAGAAGAAGTAAAAGAAGAAACACCTGAATCTGAACTTGAAGATATAGAAGATCAAGAAGAAGAGGAGGAGGAAGTAGAAGAAGAAGTAGAAGCTAAAGAAGAAGAAGAAGAAGATGAAGAACCATCTGATCCTGCTGATCCTACAGTTGTTCAAGAAATTTTAGAAAGCTTAGGATATGAAGGAGAGTATGAAGATACAGCAGAAGGTTTGACAGAAATGACTAAAGACGTAGCTTCTCAAATGGCAGATGATAGAATTGAAGAAGTGCTTGAGAAATTTCCATTAGTTAAAAAACATTTAGACTATGTTTTAGCTGGAGGAGAATCTCAAAAATTTATGACAGCTTATGATCCTAATTTGGATTACAATACTATGGAAATTGCAGAAGATGACTCGAGAAGTCAAAAAGCAATTCTTTCAGATTATTTCCAACAAAAAGGTCATGATGCAGATTTTATTAAAGAAATGCTTGAAGATTATGAAGACTCTGGTAAGTTAGCTAATAAAGCTAATGCAGCTAAAGATGCTTTAGGTAAAGTACAAGCACAGCAGAAAGAACAGTTAGTAGAACAACAAAGAGCAGAACTACAAAAGCAGCAAGAGCAGCAAATGGAGTTTTGGAATGGAGTTCAAGAGACAATTAAAGAATCAAAAGAGTTTGCAGGATTGCAAGTTCCAGAAAGAGAAAAATCAAAATTCTTTAACTATCTCTCGAAGCCGGTAACTAAAGAAGGTTACACACAGCGTGATATAGATCACTCTGAAGCTGAAATGGAAAAAAAGTTAGCTATAGATTATTTGATGTATAAAGGATTTAATCTAGAGGACATTATAAACAAGAAGGCAAGAACAACGGCTACGAAAACATTAAGACAAAAAATAACTAAAAACGAAGAAACTGTAAAAAGTGCTCGTAAAAGATCAACAAGAAAGAAAAGCTTTGATTTAGATAATTTAGATCTTAATATTTAAAAATATACCTAAACAGGGAAATAGGTACCCTATAAAATTTTATAAAAATGGCAGTAAATGGAACAAATATAAGCGTTCAAAAGACGTTTTACAATGATTCGCAGATGACTGATATGAACAGTTTATCAAACGCGTTGTTGTCTAAGCCTACTGAACTGTCTCCAATTATTACTCATTTAGCAGGAAAAGATGACAAAAGATTCCCTCTATCTTTCTTAACGGAAGGTGTTGGTAACACAAAGTCTATTGATCGCTTGGAGTATGAATATCGTGTGGCAACACATAGATTGAGAACGAGACCAGTAGTAGCAACACCAGCATCAACATCAAATGTAGGATTAGGAGGAGCAAGCTTTGAGCTTGAGTTTCCTGACAAACATTTTGTATTCCCATACGTATTAGTATCTCAATCAGGTATACAAGCACGTATTATGAAAGAACCAGAAGCAGTAGGTTCTAACTGGAAATACACTTTACAATTAGTAAACCCAGCGGCAACAGCAACAATCGCAGCAGCAGATATTACTGCAGGAGCGCTTTTTGCACAAATGTACGCACCAGTAGGAGTTGACTTCTCTAGAGGTAATGCTTCAAACTGGGAAACTCCAGGTAAAGTAAGAAACAAACTAACTACAGTTAGAAAATCTTACCACATGTCTGGAAATGCTAAAGATTTTGTAGCAGAATTTTCTTTACCAACTAAAGGAGGATCTAGTACTAAACTTTGGATGGACTACGAAGAATACTTACACATGCTTGACTTTAAAGAAGAGTGTGAAATGTATTACTGGTATGGTCAAAAAACTTATGATTCAAACGGACAGACTTACATGAAAGATGAAAATGGTCAGCCTGTAATCGTAGGTCCTGGTCTTTTAGAGCAAATTGTTAACACTGACACTTACTCTACAATGACTGAAACTAAACTTAAGAACATTATCGGAGATTTATTCTACGGAATGACTGATGCAGCAACTAAACAAGTAACTTTATATACTGGTACTGGTGGTGCAAGAGAAT